GCTGCTTCGACTGCGGCTGGTACATCGGCAGTTTACTTTTGAAGCCCGATCAGTACGATGGCTGCTGCCCGATCTGCGGTACCGCCGTGGATACGAAACGTGAACCTAGCGCAGCCGACCTCCGGGAAATGAACAAACACATCCAACAAAAAAGGAAGAAATAGTTATGAGCGACCGAACCGGCATCTTTTGGAGCGACCTTGCAGAGGTGAATCCCGATGCCATAATCTTCGATGGTCCAAGCAAAAAAACTTTGTTCGATGCGTGCATTGTTGGGTATGCCTCGCGCATCAACCAGTCGCCGATCCTGGTGTACGACGAGGAGCGGATGGTCGCTGCCTTGTGCCGCGAAGAGGGTCTGTCTTACGCCGACGCTTTCGACTATCTGTCGTTCAACACGTTTGGGGCGTGGCTCGGCGAGGGAACCCCTCTGATCCTCAGGGCTTACAGGGGTGGGGCGTGATAACGCCAACAACCCCCGACCTGAGCCGGGGGTTGTTGTGTGATAAGCCACCTCCTCACACGTGTAGGGGGGAGTGGCCCCATCTTGTCACATGCTTTCGTATAGTCAAAGCGGGCATCTGTGGCCCGTAGACGCCGCCCACCCACTGGCCCAAAAAAGAAGCGAAACAAAGCAGACGACCGCACGAAGACGGCGCGGAGCGTCGTTCTCCAGGGCGGTGAAATGGATGGGCATCAAATCTGGTTGGGGCTTCCCCTGCCTCCGAATATTAAAATGAATATGGGGAGAGACTCATATTTCAAGCGTGAGGACGACCCTGGTATTTACGAATACGATCCTGACCGCGAGTACGTGTCATGGAGATCGATCTAGTCGACTATGGGGCAGCGGTCCACCTACCACGCCGGGTCGGCTAGGAAGCGTAGGCTAGGACCATGTCTGGCACCACCGCGGTTATTGCTTGGGCGGCATTGAGTGTCGCCTCGATCGTTGTTTCATGGCGCATGGGCGCATTGAACCCAAAAGAAAAGGTTGCTGCTGTCGCGCTGGTGTCGGGTGTTAGCGCTGGCGTGTTGGGTGGGTTCACGGTCAGTGACACGGTTGGATTGTTCGTTGCTGCCGGGATGTTTATCGCGACAGCGGTACTGATGGGCTACGAGGGCTGATGTGGGTTTTCTAGACGGGTTTCGATTCCAGGGCCATGACCAGCAGGGGTGGATTAAAAACGGGGGGTACGACAGTAAGGCTGGCCCGGCGTTCTTTAACGCCAATATGACTCAGTACGGCGGGGGGCAGAAGGGGAAGCCGTACAAGGATGATTGGGATGTTGATCGTGCCGTGTCTGAGGGGAATGATCGTGTCACTTGGGTGTTTAAGAGCGTGTATGCGATTGCCTCCAACTCCGCTCGCCTCCCTGTCCGGATTCTTGACAAGGACGGCAGCGCTGTCGACAATCCCTTGACACCGATTTTGAATCGCAAGGCCAATCCACACCACGATGCTTTCAACTTCCGGTTTCAGTTGTCTTCACAGATTCTGCTGTCGAAGCGGGGGGCGTTTATCGAAGTTGTCAAGGACCGGCTAGACAACGTTATTGGTTTGTATCTTCTGCCACCGCAGTACACCTACCCGATTCCCGACCCGAAGAATTTTGTTTCAGGGTTCCGTGTCGAGTTGCCAAATCAGAAGCCTCGGACGGTTAAGCCCGACAACGTGGTGTGGGTGCGAATCCCCCATCCGACGGATCCTTACCGCGGCCAGTCACCCCTGGAGTCGTGCGGCCTCGCTGTAGACATCGACTACTACTCGCGTATATACAACCGGAACTTTATGGTCAACGACGGCCGTCCCGGCGGGATCCTGATGGTGACTGGCGAGATGGACGACGATACGGCTGAAGAGTTGAGGAGAAGGTTCCTGGGTAACACCGGGAACGCCATGGGTGGCGCTGGCCGGTTGACGATCATGGAAGCCGAGCAGGCCAAGTACATAGATACGTCCATGGCGCAGAGGGACGCTCAGTACACAGAATCTAGGACGCTTGCCAAGGAAGAGATTCTGATGGCGTTCGGTGTCCCTGAATCTGTTATAGGCAACGCTGCCGATAGAACTTTTAGCAATGCAGACACCGAACTTGAAGTGTTCTGGCGTGAAACGATGCTGCCTCACCTCATGCTCATTGAGCGAGCCTTGGATCGTTTGGATGGATCTGAAGAACTCACAGTAAAGTTTGACGTATCCGATGTAGCGATCTTGTCTCGTGACGAGCGGGAGAGAGCCCTCTTCCATTTGGACGAATACAAGTTCGGCGTTATCTCCGCCGACGAATACCGGGTGTTGACGGGGCGTGACCCTGTTGGGTCTGATCTGATGTTTATTCAACAGAACTTGATGCCTGTCGCTATCGCCCCAGCGGAGGGCGCAAAGCCGTCCCGGGAATGGCCGCCGCCAGAACCCGAGCCAACTCTTCCTCAGCCGACCGAGGCAACAGCCCCTCCGCCCGTGCCGGAAGCAGCGTCGGTGGGGGCGCTTGACGCCAAGACAAATGAAAGTGCCGAGGAGGGTAAGGAGTCGGCCCCTTTAGTTGATGACCGCTGGGGGTTCTACTGCGGGGATGTACTGATCGACAAAAAGGAGGCGGACATAATTCGCCTCCATCGGGATCAGCAACTAACCCGGTTGTCTGAATCGATTGCTATACAAATGACAGCGTATTTCCAACGACAGCGCCGTGTCATTTTGGAGAAGTGGAAATCTCGCAAGATTCGCGAGAAGATCAACAAGGGTGTCGCCGTAACGGTGAACGACGTGTTTGACGTTCCGGTGTGGGATAGACAGTTGTTGGCTGATGCCAAATCGTTCCTTATGGCAACAGTTGTCGATGGCGGGAACGATGTAGCGATGATGGTCGGCAAAGAAGACCTGGAGATGGACGACGAACTCGTTGCTGCTGCGGTTCTCGCTGGCTTGGAACGGTTTAAGGATGTGAACCTTACGACACGCCGCAAACTTGAGTCGGTGATTGTCAAGGGGTTGGGCGCTGGCCAGTCCGTAGACGCTGTTGCTTCAGATATTGAGGACGTGTTCAGTAAGTCAATAAAAACGCGGGCTCCGATGATTGGGAAAACCACGGTGGCGTTCGCTGTCAACGAGGGCCAAATGATCGCGGCGCTGAAGTCTGGGTTCAGGTACAAGGTGTGGCTCTCTTCGCAAGATGAGAAAGTTCGGCATACGCATGTAACGGCGGATGGTCAGGCTCGCCCGATTACGGATTATTTTCTGGTCGGGGGGAGTTTGATGATGCATCCCGGGGCTCAGACAGCCCCGTTGGCTGAGACGGCGAATTGCCGTTGCACCATGGTGTTCACCAATAACCCTTCGGCGGCGGGGATGCTCGAATTTGTTGTTAGCCCCGAGGATTTGGCTAGAGCGTCTGCTGGTGGCGTAATCGGTCGGATGAGCGGTGGTGGTTTGGCGGCCGACATTGTGGCGGCTGCGGCGAGCCAACTCGTATAGGTGGGCTAGACGCTCACCCACTCGACATGTCTGGCGTCGTAACCTTAAGCCAGACGTGGCACTTAGGAGGCCCGGTGGATTTGGCGCATAAACAGGCTCGCGTTGAAGCGAAGGCAATAAACGATGCCGAAGGCACCGTCGAAGCCGTTGTTTCAGTGACGAACATTATCGATACCGTTAACGATGTTATTGAGCCCGGCGCCTACGCCGAAACTCTTCAGAAGAGAATCCCGAAGGGCGTTTGGTCGCATGACACGACGGTTCCTGTGGCAAGAACGCTTGAGGCCACAGAGTTGATGCCTGGGGACGATCGTCTCCCCCCCCACCTGAAGGCTGTTGACGCGGGTGGCGTACTCGTCAAAATGCAGTTCAATCTGAACACCACCCGTGGGCGCGAGGCTTATGAGGACATCAAGTTTTTTGGCTCTGAGCAGGAATGGTCGATTGGCTATTCCGTCCCGGAGGGCATGTCCGAGATGAAGGGCGACACGGGGATTCGACACATCAAACAGTTGGAGTGGTACGAATACAGCCCCGTATTGTTTGGTGCTGCCCCAGGGACCGCGACCATTGGTGTGAAAAACACTGACGGTTTCGACACCTTGGAAGATGACGCCGAAGAGTTGAAGGGCCCAACTAGGAGCCATTCCACTGGGGTGCGTGCTGACGGCTGGAACGACAAGACGGCGTACCGCAACATGCGTTCCCCTGCCGACAAAGCCTATTTTTCGAAGATCTTTGCTTATCACATCCCTGGCGAAGACCCGGCAATGAAAACGAACTATACGTTCGTTCATCATTTCGTCGGGAGCGACGGCCGCCCTGGATCGGCAGCCCTTTCCGCTCTTCAGAACACGTTCGGTCTTCTCAACGGTGCCCGCAAGGGGACAAAGTTGAGGGGGGCGGACCGTAAGGGTGTTTACAATCACATCGCCCGGCATTACAGAGACGACGGCCACACGCCGCCTGAACTGAAGTCGGATGATTACGTCGACACCGTTACAGAACTCAAGGAGACCCTCTCGGAGGGATTCCACGAGAGCATTGACCTTCTCATCGAGGAGGGTAAGGAAATAACCGAAATCAAGTCCGCATTGGAGGACACAATGGCTAACGAAGCCGAAATCACCGGAACAACGGAGGATGAGGTCGCTTCCACCGATGGCCAGTCTCTCCAGTCGGTCATCGCTGACGCTACTGCTGCGTTGAACACTCTCACGGAGCGTTTGGATGCGCTTGAGGAGAAGGGCGGGGATGCCCCAGGCTTCTCGAATACGAGTCCAGATTCACCCGAGCGCGCAGAAGGCGCTGGCGAAGACGCCCCTGAGGTTGTCGCGGATCTTTCCCACGGCGGGACTCTTACCCCTGACCAGATGGCAGAGGCTGGTTCCCCGGCAGGCAACCCTGAAGCGGAGCCCGCCAAGAAGCCCAAGGCCGAGAAGGCCCCCGAGAAGGCCCCCGAGAAGGCCGACAGTGATCAGGCTGAGACCGTCGAAGAGATCGTCGAAGAGGCCAAGGACGGGCCCATCGAGGAGATTGTCGACGGGTTGGGTCTCAAGGAACTGCGTGAGTTCCAAGACCTGATGACTTACTCAGATTTGGGTGAGTAGACGCCGCTGGTTGTGGTGCCACGTCTGCTGAGGCAGGTGCGGTAATATTGGGGTGCGGCTAGTACACCGCAGGAGTGAACCCCATGACAAGTATTTATGATGAGGTCAAGGCGCGCGGGAGGTGCTCAAATCGGCGGTTCCGGGTTGACAGCATCATCAGCGAGATGGGCGACGATGACAAAGAGTCATTGGCTGCCGCTTTAGCCGATATCGATATCCCGAGTGGGCGTATCGCTCACGTGTTGAGTGAACGCGGGTGGCCGATTTCGTCTAACGCTATTGCCAACTACCGCAGAGCAAAAGCCAACGTATGACGGGTAAGGCGGCGGGCGCTTTCAAGGAAGAGTTGGCAAAATCTCGCCTGGGAAAAATCGCCGATCTGTTGGAGAGATCGGGGATAGAGCCCGAAGAGATTGGATCTGTTGAAAAGGTCCGGATCTCAGAATGGCAAGGGATCACCAAAAACGAAGAGGGCGAAGCAGAGATTCATGATCTCGGCGGGATCTCTGTTGTTATCGCCCCCGCTTGGGCCAACGGCCCAGAGTGGCCGGTTGTTCAACAGGCCGCACCCATATCGATAAAGGCTCCACCCAAAACGAAGAAGCCGGTCAAGCAGCGCTACAAGACGTGCGTGGTCTTCCCGGATCCCCAAATTGGGTACCGAATGTATGACGATGGAACGATGGACCCGTTCCATCACGAAGACTCGATGGCGGTTGCTCTCAAAATTCTTGCCGACTTAGACGCAGATCTAGTTGTGAACCTGGGCGATTTCTTAGATTTCGCTGAATTCGGCAGATTCGAAATGGAGCCAGCGTTCGCCAAGACAACCCAAGCGGGGATTGACAGAGGGCACAAGTTTTTGTGTCAACAAAGGCAGATCGCCCCCGACGCCCGTATTGTTTTGTTGGAAGGCAACCACGACCGCAGACTGCAAAAGTTTGTGACCAATAACACGGCTGCTGCGTTGCATCTGAAACGGGCAGAGGCGCCAGAGGATTGGCCTGTGATGTCGGTGCCGTTTCTGCTCCGCCTCAACGAAGACCACCTAAATGTTGAATATATAGGCGGCTATCCGGCTGGGATATATTGGATTAATCAAAATCTTGCGTGTATCCACGGGCACACTGTCAGGAGTAGAGGTTCTACGGTCGCTGCTGTAGTGGACGATGAACGAACGAGTGTTATCCATGGGCACATCCATCGCATTGAACTTCAGCATAAAACGAGGCGCACATTTGACGGGGCCAAGCGCAGTTTGGCTGCTTCGCCCGGGTGTTTGTGTCGCACGGATGGAGCCGTACCCTCAACAAAGGGGTCCACGGATCCTCACGGTCGCCCAGTGAACGCTGTGGAAGACTGGCAGCAAGGAATGGCGGTTGTGTCTTACGAAGAAGGAGATGGTAATTTCGATGTCGAACTCATCCCAATCTCACGGGGCGAGGCCATCTTCCGCGGAGAGTACTACCGAGCCTGAACTTCAGGTCGAGTTTGATGATGACATTCCGCAGGCGAAAGACTTTCCTGTTATCACTATTGTGCTTTCCCTGGATGACCCGTCTGAACCCAACCATGTTGATCTGGGGTCGATCCCCCCGGGAATCGCTGCTGGGGCCCTTGAGGGAATAGCGAATCATTTGAAGCGGCTGTCGTGGCCAAGCAGGGTTACTTATGCCGGGCAAACAATCTTTGACCCCTCGTTAGTTATCTCAACCGACGACCTTGACGATTTTGACGACGGTGACGTTGTCTAATTGACCCCTTCCACTCTTACACACGGACACATGTAAGGATTGTTCCAGCGAGGTGCTTACCTCGTGGTACATATTTTCATCTATCACGAGAGTGAGAACAATCATGGCAGTATCTGATTCCCATCTCAGGGAACTTAAGACTGCTCTCCGCGACTCTCTGTCTGAGAACGATGCAATCGTCGCTCACGCAGAGACCAATCGCGAAGAGGGCGGTCCCGACATCCAGGTCGATGCAAAGCATCTGACCTCTTTCCGCGAGAATCTCGGCAAGGCACGCGAACTGCGTGACCAGATCGAGGCTCTTGAGGGTCAGAAGGAAATGCAGGACTGGGCCACAGAGGCCCCCAGCGCTCCCGAGACTCAGGTGGAAGCAAAGTCCATAGCGACATCGATTGGTCAGGCATTCGTGGACTCAGACGAGTTCAAGTACCTGAACGGCGGCCAGAACGGCCACACGATGCATGTTCCGTTCGGCGTCAAGGGCGACCTTGGCAGCATGTGGCAGCAGAAGGACGTGTACACCACGCTTCCTTCCGGTACGCCGTCACAGTTCGGCACGCCGCAGCGTGACGCCATCGTTGAGCGGGCACACCGTTCATCACGGGTTCGTGATCTGTTTAACGTCCAGCAGACCAGCACCAACCTGATTGAGTACTTCAGGGTGACCGGTTTCACGAACAACTCTGCGACCACTTCAGAGCGCAGCGGAACTCCTGCAACCTTCACCTCGTACCCACAGTCAACGCTGACTGTTGCTGGCACGCAGGCTCCGGTCCGAACCATCGGCCACTACGAGGTTGCTCACCGCAACTCTCTCGCTGACGAAGGCGCCCTCCGGGGAATCATCGACAACGAGTTGCTGTACGGCCTGCGCCTCACCGAGGATGATCAGATCCTCAACGGTGATGGAACCGGCACCAACCTGACTGGTATCACTACCACGTCGGGCATCAGCACCCAGGCCAAGGGCACAGACACCGTCCTCGACGCTCTTCGCAAGGCGATCACCAAGATCGCCCTGTCGTACTATGAGCCGACGGGCATCATCATGCATCCCAACGATTGGGAAGGCGTGGAACTGTCCAAGGACGGCAACAACAACTACATGTTGGCTGCTTCCGTTGCTCTTGGTGGAGAGTCACGAGTGTGGCGTTTGCCGGTGGTCGAAACTTCGGCCATGACGGAGAACACCGCCCTGGTTGGCTCATTCGGCATTGGTGCAACTCTCTATGACCGCATGGAGGGCACGATCCGCGTGTCTGAGCAGCACAGCGACTACTTCGTTCGCAACGCCATTGCCGTTCTGGCAGAAGAGCGTCTCGCTCTTGCGGTGAAGCGCCCGGAGTCGTTCTGCACGGTTACAGGTATCTAAGCCACCCCTCAGCCGCTTGACGGTTGACGATCGTTAAGGGAGTCGGGTTCCGACCCGGCTCCCTTCGTCGTTTTCGGGTGCCTCCTGGTACGATGTGGCTATGGCAGTTGACTCAATCAAAACCGTTGTCCTCGACAGAGACATTTATGATGAGAAGAACGGTGCGCGTGTTCTGATCGGTCGCAAGGGCGAGCGTGTTGCGCCTGAGGTCGCTCGTAAGCACGGGGTGCTGCCGATCGAATCTGCCGGGACCCCGGTCATGGAAGCAAAGGTCGTTTCTCCTGCCGAACGGCAGAGTTTGACGGTTGCTTTAAATAAGAGGGCCTTCTGACCCTTGGTCGTAGCGGGCCCTCGGCCCTGCATGCTCGTTGTGTGTAAGCATTTCGTTTAGAATGTCGTATTCCTCGATGGCGTCCATTCTGGCCCTGAAGCGCAGAGCGCTGGTCAAAGCGAGTAACACGCAGAACGCAAATCCAGCAACGAAGGAGATGAGCATGAGTAGTGTTGTCATTCCCGGAGTTTATCAGTGAAGCGCTCGGGCCCGTTGCGGAGGTCGGGGGGGCTTAGCCCAATGAGCGCCAAGCGGCGAGCGGAGTTGAATATCCGTTCCAGGGTCAGGAAAGAGGTCTTGGAGCGGGATGAGCATAAATGTGTAGCAAAGCACCTTGTGCCCGATATAGACTGTTGGGGTCCCCTGGACGTTGATGAGATCGTCGGCAGGGGTCGCGGCGGAGACTGGCTAGACCCAGACAACTGTCAGGCGCTTTGTCGAGCACACCACGACTGGAAACACCTGCACCCCGCCGAAGCAACCGATCTCGGCTTAACAAGAAGCAGGATGTGGGATCCGTGACTACGACTAAATGGCTTGCTCGATTTGGTGCTGTTCTAGTCTGCCTAACAGCGGTGCTAGCCCTCCGAGACGTCGCGGGAGCCCCCGAGAGCCAACAGGCCAGTGCCTATTCGGGAGCCCACAGGAGCACCCTCAGCGCTCCTGTGGATCGTCCGATTCGTAGCATAACTGCCGTCCATTCGGTAGCGCAGCCCCTTGCGGTCCCGCCAAGGCCGTTCCGTCTGACGCCGCCACAGCGAGCCACCACCACGACCATGATCCGGACCCCGGTCACGGTCACATGGGTTGAAACCGATTTCGACCGGTGGGCTGACGCCAACACAGGGAAATGCCCGCCTGCCGGTTCGTGCGAGAACATTCACTCGATGCCCACCCTGGGGCACCTTGTGAGAGAGTACTTCCTCCCCGAAGATAGGAACTGGGCGCTAAAGGTGGCGTTCTGTGAGTCTTCCGGGAAGCCAACGAACCATTGGAGCGACGCTGTTCACGAAAACAGCGGGGCGAGCGGATACTTTCAACATCTCCCCAAGTTCTGGGAGGAGCGTTCGGAACGAGCCGGGTTCTCTGGATGGCACATCATGGATTCCAGGGGAAACGTCGGCGTTGCCGCTTGGCTGTATTACGAAGATGGCGGGTCGAGACATTGGAACTCGTCTAAAGCGTGTTGGGGGTCGACCGAAACATAAGAACCACACCGTACAAGAGTGCATGACCCTGCACTTGGTGTAACATAACCGTCACCCAAGCGTTATTACATGACATGATATGTGAATGCAGCGAGACGGGAAAAGTGTCCCACCACAACGAGCCGAATCCTCGGGGTGGGACAACCCCGAGGGCATCATCGCCATTGAGCGACCACACTGGCAAGCAGAGTCTGCATGCAAATTTGTGGAAGACCCAGCAATCTTTTACCCCTCCCCAGGAGACACAGAAGCGCTTTGGGCCGCTAAGGCAACCTGTTCTGACTGCCCCGTGCTAGATAAGTGCCTAGAGTACGCACTTGGCAACAACGAACGTTACGGCATATGGGGTGGGAAGAGCACCAGGGAGCGTTTGCTTATTTTGCGCGCAAAGCGCATGCTGGAGGCAGGCGAAGCCTAACCGAAGGCAGTGCTCTAAACGCATAGGCTAGGCGCATGGCGATCATCACTTACCTCGATCTTGAGACCTACATGAACAAAACGTTCACGTCGGGGGAACAGGCTGCCGCAAACTCTACGATCGGTGCCCTGGAGCGGGAACTGGCCCAAATCCTGGGCCGTTCGCTGTCTGGAACCTCAGTAACTGCTGAAACGCATCTGCTGCAAGTCGGGCAGAGGCAAATCTTTCTGAAGGAATACCCGGTTCTATCTGTTACGGCTATCAGTGTCGGCGTTCTGGGTTCAGAGGTCGTTCAAACAGTTTCAGATTTTGACATTTATTCGTGGGGGATCGACAAGATCCGAAACTCTACGCAAGGCAACAGCGCAGTTGTGACGTACACGGCTGGCATGTCAACAAAAGATCAGCAGCAGTTGGAAGCGATGATGTTGCGTGTTTCGGCTCGTGAAATGTCTACGGTTCTCGCTGACGCCCAGGGGTTGGAGAAACTCGCTGTCGAGGGGGCCACTTTCACGTTTGCCAATAACGGGTTGGGCGGGTTCACGGATTCGGATCTTCGGTGGGTCAGGCGGTATAGACGTAAGGGTGTGTTTTAATGCGAGGCGGCGGTCAGGCCCTAACGGTGAGGAGTCGCGCCGGGACGGTCGATGTCGAGGGACAGGTGGCTTACATCAACACGGATTCATCTGTGATGGGCAGAGTCACCGTTCGCGACTCAACAACAATCGACGATGCTGGACAGCCGTCGTACCAATCCACGGTGATCGCATGGTTGCCCTTAGGAACAACGGTCACTGACGCCGACCAAATAGTCGTCAGTGGCCAAGACTCATTCTTAAACGGCACCTACGATATTGATGCCATCCAGTACACACATTCACACCTGCGTATTTTTCTACGGGGGCAACGAACCTAATGCCACGACCAGTTCCAGATATGTCAACACTGATTCTTGCTAATGCCATGCGCGTTTTCAACGCTGGCGCGCGCTACGGCTTGAAAGCAGCGGGGGGAACGGTCGGCGGGAAGT